TACGATTATGAAAATTAAAATTAATGAAAGTCAATATAGAAGACTATTAGAAACTGTTACTGATGATAATGAAAAAGATTATATTGGTAAAAAAATAATGTTATATTATAATTTACATAAAAAAACTTTTTCAATTATCTATAAGGGTTTAGTGGTTATTCACGCAGATTATGTTAAACTAACAGATGTTGAATTCAGAGTTAGACAGGGTGGAAGAGAAAAAGTTATTAGAGAAAAAAGTAAAAATGTTCACTCATTTGTTATTGGGACATTAGAAGATTATTGTAAATATCCTTGTGAAAACTTACCAAGTGAACCAAATAGTAATATCGTAACCTATAACCCATACAAATATAATTCTTATGTAATAAAAGACACCGAAGAACCAATATACCGTGCCGGTGAAGTGGAATTGATAAATTTAAGAAACAAAATATTTATAACAAAACAATAAAATGGGTTTACCAAACAAAATAAAGAAAACAATACCGTTAACATTTCCAAAAACTCTTTTCCCAAGAAGAGAGGAGTTATTAGAAAAAATTAATAAAGACGGAACTTATCTTCCAAAATCTTTATTGCACGCCGACTTAGACAGAGGTTTTTTAGATTTTGTTAAAGACGAGTTAAAAGTAGTGGTTGAAGGTAAAACAATTCCAACTGTGGATATTATTGTTACAACTCAGAATTGGGCTAATTTTACCGAAACTTGGAATTTCCAAAACATAGATAAAAACGCTGAACCCCCATTTATAACAACAATCAGAAATCCGGAAGTTAAATTTGGAACAAACCCTTCGTTATTATATAACATACCAAATAGAAGACAATATTTTTATGCTCAAGTACCTACTTGGGATGGTCAAAGAAATGGTATGGATGTTTATACAATACCTCAACCAGTTCCGGTGGATATTACTTATTCTGTTAAAATTATTTGTAATAGAATGAGAGAGTTAAATAAACTCAATCAAACTATTCTTGAAAAATTTGCATCAAGACAAGCGTATGCCGTGATTAAAGGTCATTATATTCCAATTGTTATGGGTAATATTACCGATGAGTCCGTTATGGATGTTGAGAAAAGAAAATACTATATTCAAAGTTATGAATTCACAATGTTAGGATTTTTAATTGACGAAGATGAATTTGAAGTATCACCAGCAATAACAAGAGTTTTACAAGTTGTTGAATTTGATAAGACCACAACAAGACGTGGTAGAAGAAAACCTATTGAAGAGGGTCCGGGTAGTCAAGCATTATTTGTTGTTGGAACCACTACTTTAACACAATTATTTAGTTACATTGTTGATATTAAAATTGGTGATACAACAAATATAGATTCGTTTGATGTCTATATCAACGATGATTATTATGGTAGTGATTTAGAGTTAATCCAAATAAATTCCGGAGATGTTTTAAGACTTGATATTGTTAAAGATGATAACCAATTAGAATCAAGTATTCAATTCATAGATAAGATACTTTAATCTTCTCCGTAGATATCTTTCTTTGGTTTACATTTCTCAACAATAAGTCTCTCTAAGAACCGGTACATTTTAATACCCCTCTTTTCACAATAGGTCTTAAGAATCTCGTGTGTCTCCACCGATATCTTTAAATTTTTAATCTTTTTGATGTCTTCATCCATAAGTAGAAAAAAGGTAGAAAATAATCTCCCTAAAATATAAATAGTTGCTACGAAGTAAAGTATTTTGATTTTTTTTTAATATTTATATATAAATAAAATTATAAACAAGACAAACTAATGGCAACAAACAGCAAAGTATTCGTATCTCCCGGGGTATATACTTCCGAAGTTGATTTAAGTTTCGTAGCACAGAGTGTGGGTGTAACCACATTAGGTATTGTTGGTGAGACTCTTAAAGGTCCAGCTTTCGAACCTATCTTTATACGAAATTTTGATGAATTTACTAACTTCTTTGGGGGTACAACACCTGAAAAATTTATTAATACACAAATACCGAAGTATGAAGCTTCATATATCGCAAAAGCTTATTTACAACAATCTAATCAATTGTTTGTAACTAGAATTTTGGGATTGTCAGGATATGACGCGGGACCATCTTGGTCTTTTAGAACAATCGCGAACGTAGATAAATCAACAGTGGGATTTGAATGTTCAGGGTTTACATATGATATTAATACTTGTACTAACATATGTACAGGATATACTATCACACCATTTACATTTACTTTTACAGGTTGTAATAGTGGTATTGGTACGGTTCAAGTATTTAATGTTCCAGCATTAATCTCAAATAAAATAAATGATACTTACGAAACATTTAATGGTAGTACATCAAGACTTTTAGATAATATTCAATCACAGTTATTTGACATTATAACAACACCAAGTAGTTCAGCAACATCGATTAACTACTATGGAACTATTTCAGGTTCTGACTATAATACATTAAGTACGGGATACACAAATGCTACTAATGTATATGGTATTGATAGTGTAAGTTCAACGAATGCTGATTATACTGATGCAAACAATGACCCTTGGTACTATTCTTTATTTGATAATAATAGTGGTTCATATAGTGGTTTCTCATTCTATAATGTTGTTAGTACTTTAACCGCCACTACGTCATTATCAAATTGTGCAACATTCTATTCATTTTCTATGAGTTCCGCAACAGTTTCAAATACTGTTGGTAGTATAAATTATAATAACAATACAATTAGTGTTGTATTACCACAAGGCACTCCAACATCAGGGCTAACAGCATTAACGGTTATGTTCAGTTCTTGTACTACAAATGTTAAAGTTAGTGGTGTTACACAACAAAGTTCAGGAACAACCCAAAATTTCTCAGCGGGAACTAAACAATATGTTTTAGTGTCCCAAGATAGTGGAACAACAAATAATTGGACGGTAAATGTTTCTATATATAATCCTTGTAATCCTGCAACATCAGGTAACACAGGTTCAAATAATACCGGAATAATAACAACTTGTTATAGTGGTACGGTAAGTGGTAAAATTTACACATATTCAGGTGTTTCGTATACTGATTTTGATGATATGGTTATAGCAACTCTTCGTTCAAGAGGTATTGCTACTTATGGTACTAATAGTGATGGACCGGTTTATGAAGTTACAGGAGCGACTGATGTATCTATTAATTGTACCGCATCAACTTATTCAAATATTAATAAAAATCCATTTGCAACGTTTGGTCTTAATGTGACTGATTATGATGGTAATACATTCTTCTTCGAAACATCATTTAGTGAATCAGATTCTAAATACTTACCAAAAGTATTTGGTTCTTCAAACTTTGCTAAACCAAGAACAACAGTTCCGGTATTTGTTGAAGAAAGATTCCAAGCATTATTGAATTATGGATATAATAAAGGTTATATTAGAGGTTTAAATTGTAATTTATTAGATTTACCAAGAGCGGCGGGTAGTGGTAACGCATCCTCAATCGCTTACTACTTAGAAAGATATCAAACACCGGTTTCTCCGTGGGTTGTTTCTGAAGTAAGAGGTAACAAAGTATTTAATTTATTTAGATTTGCAACAATATCTGATGGTAATGCTGCTAATACTGAAGTTAAAATATCTATTGCAAATATGTCTTTTGGTAATTTAACATTTGATATTTTGGTTAGAGACTTCTTTGATACGGATAATAATCCGGTAGTTATTGAGAAATTTACAAATTGTACTATGAACCCAAATGATAATTCATTTGTGGCCAAGAAAATTGGTACAACTGATGGTGAGTATGAGTTGAATTCAAAATACATTATGGTAGAAATGAATGAAGACGCACCAATTGACACATTACCTTGTGGATTCCAAGGATTTAAATTCAGACAATATGGTTCATCAAGGTCTCCATTCCCAATATATAAAACTAAATATGATTATCCAGGTGAGGTAGTATTTGACCCTCCATTTGGATTAAGTTCAGGTGGAAATGATGCTACTCTAAGTCCGGGAGATAATGTTCGTAGAACTTATTTAGGTATTTCAACAGGAAACGGAGCAGGATATGATGTTGATTTCTTCCAATATAAAGGAAAACAAAGACCATTAAATATTTGTATTGATAGTGATGCGGCCGAATGGTTAACACTAACAAAAGGTTTCCATATGGATAAAAATGCAAGTGGTATTACAATATCAAACGCATTTACTACAAGTGGAACTCCGGCATATTACGTTGGTGATACAACATTTACATCTGACCCAACAAGTGAATCAAGTCCTTACTACAGAATATACTCACGTAAATTCTCATTATTAGTACAAGGTGGTTTTGACGGATGGGATATCTATAGAGAATCAAGAAGTAATACGGATAGATTTAAATTAGGTAGACTAGGTTTCTTAAACGGATACTGTCCGGATATTCAATATCCAACGGCCACAGGATGGGGAGCATTCAAGAAAATTACCGTTGGAAACAATAGTGTTGATTATGGTAATTCTGATTACTACGCATACTTATTAGGACAACAAACATTTTCAAATCCTGAGGCGGTTAATATCAACATATTTGTTACTCCGGGTATTGATTATTCAAATAACTCTGATTTAGTTGAGGAGGCGATTGAAATGATTGAGTTTAACAGAGCTGACTCATTATATATTTGTACAACAGCTGATAGTGATTTATTTATTCCAAGTCCTGACCCAAGTGCATTAATCTATCCACAAGAAGCGGTAAATATTTTAGAAGAAAGTGGTATTGACTCTAACTATACAGCAACTTATTACCCTTGGGTATTAACTAGAGATAGTGTTAATAATACACAAATCTATTTACCACCAACGGCTGAGGTTGGAAGAAACTTGGCGTTAACTGATAAGATTGCGTTCCCTTGGTTCGCAGCGGCAGGTTACGCAAGTGGTATCGTAAACGCTATCAAAGCGAGAAAGAAACTTACTCAAGAAGATAGAGACACCCTTTACCAAGGACGTATCAATCCAATTGCTACTTTCTCTGATGTAGGTACAGTAATTTGGGGTAATAAAACTCTACAAATTGCTCAATCAGCACTTGATAGAATAAATGTTAGAAGATTATTACTTCAAGCTCGTAAATTGATTTCAGCGGTATCTGTAAGATTATTGTTTGAACAAAACGACCAAAAAGTAAGACAAGACTTCTTAGATGCTGTTAACCCTATCTTGGACGCTATCAGAAGAGACAGAGGTTTATATGACTTCCGTGTAACAGTTTCGTCAGACGCAGCTGATTTAGACAGAAATCAAATGACAGGTAAGATTTATATCAAACCAACCAAATCGTTAGAATTTATAGACATTACGTTCTATATTACTCCAACCGGAGCTTCTTTCGAGAATATATAATAAAAAAATTATGGCCCATTGTAATAGTGGGTCATAATAAGCCTTAATATAAAATTATGTTAAAAAATAAAATAGTTGAAGGAATTGATGAGTTTGGTGCTCCGGATGAAAAGTATTACGCGTTTGATTGGGATGATAACATTGTCTCAATGCCAACTAAAATATTGTTAAAAGACGAAGAAGGAGATACTGTAGGAATGTCAACTGAAGATTTTGCAACTTACAGAGAAGAAATTGGTAAAGAACCTTTTGAGTTTGAAGGACACACGATAGTAGGATTTGCTGAAGACGCTTACAAATGGTTTGGTGTTAAAGGTGATAAACAATTTATTGTCGATGCTATGACGGCTAAACCGGCAGCGGCTTGGCCTGATTTTGTAGAGGCGATTAATAATGGTTCAATATTTTCTATTGTAACTGCAAGAGGACACACACCATCAGTATTAAAAGAAGGGGTTTATAACTATATTGTTTCAAATACGAATGGTATAGATTCTAATGAATTGGTTAGAAATTTAGAAAAATATCGTGATTTAGCGGATGAAGAAAATGTATCTAAAAGAGAAATGATTCGTGAATATTTGGATTTATGTAAATTTTATCCAGTAACTTACGGACAAGGGTCGGCCGCTAAAGTAGAACCATTAAAAAAAATGGCAGTAAGAGAGTTTGTTAATTATGTTAGGGAAATGTCTGATTATATTCAGAAAAAAGCTTTCTTAAAAAATAAGATAAGTAATTATTTTGTACCAAAAGTAGGTTTTTCGGATGACGATTTAAAAAACGCGGAAACCATAAAAAAAGATTTTGAGGACGACCCAGATAATATAGTTACAGTATATTCAACAGCAGGAGGAATTAAAAAAGAATATTAAAATAATTATTATAAATAAAAACTATTAAATAATTAATTATAATAACTAGTATTTCTAGAATTATAAAAAATTTAAATCTAAAAGTCAAGAGAAAAAAATTAAATAGGTAATATTTATAATAAACAAGATAAAAAAATAAAAATTAAAAACAAATAGACAATGGCTGATTTATTAATGAAAATGCCCATACCGTATGAACCAAAAAGAAAAAATAGGTTTATTGTACGATTCCCATCTACTTTAGGGATTAACGAATGGTTCGTAGAAACAGCTGCTAGACCACATATCACTATTAAAGATGTTGAGATACCTTTCTTAAACACTTCAACATATGTTGCAGGTCGTTTTACTTGGGGAACAATTTCAGTTAAATTTAGAGACCCTATTGGACCTTCAGCATCACAAGCTCTTATGGAATGGGTTCGTTTATGTGCTGAGTCTGTAACAGGACGTATGGGATACGCTGCGGGGTATAAGAAAAACATTGACCTTGAGATGTTAGACCCAACAGGTGTTGTTGTGGAAAAATGGATTTTAGAAGGAACTTTTTTAAGTGATGTTAATTTTGATTCACTAGGTTATTCAGATGATGGTATCGCGGGTATTACAACAACTCTTCGTATGGATAGATGTATATTAGTTTACTAATATTATAAAACTCATAATATATTCAACCCTACATTTAATTATGTGGGGTTTTTTATTTATATAAAAAAAACATTTCTTATTATTTATTATAAAAAGAAAAATATATGGAACAAAATTTATTAGATGCTGCAACACAAAATTTCAGTTTACCACACGATGTGGTTCAATTACCTACAGGTGGTGTATTTTACAAATCAAAAAAGAAATCAGTTAAAGTTGGTTATTTAACGGCTAATGATGAAAATTATTTAATTGGTGCCGGACGTAGTAGTGAAAACATAATCTTAAAATTATTAAGAAATAAAGTTTATGAACACGATTTACGACCTGAAGAATTATTGGATGGTGATGTTGAAGCCATTTTAATATTTTTAAGAAATACTTCTTTTGGGTCTGAATATAGTGTTAATTTAACCGACCCGGCAACGGACAAACCATTTGTTGGTAAAATTAATTTAGATGAGTTAAACATTAAAAAAACTCAAGTTAAACCGGATGAGGATGGTACTTTTACAACTAAATTACCAAGAACCGGTGCAACCGTTAAATTAAGGCCAACAACATTCTACGACACTATTGAGTTAGATAAACAAGCGGAACAATATCCTGTGGGATTACAAGCCCCAAGAATTACTTGGAAACTACAAAAACATATTGTTGAAGTTGATGGAGACCAAGATAGAGCAAAAATTGGTTTATTTGTAGATTCATTACCAATTATGGATTCAAAATACATAAGAAATTTTTTAAGAGAAAATGAGCCGTCATTGGACTTAAAAAGAAGTGTAATCGCCCCTTCAGGAGAATTGGTGTCTTTCGAGATTACCTTTGGGGTGGACTTTTTTCGACCTTTCTTTTAGTCATAGACAAATGATGATTGAGGAATATATGTATTTAGCTCAATCACTTCGTATATCATATTCGGATTTCCATTCAATGCCGACATATGTTAGAAAATACATTATAAATAAATTAATAGATAATAACACACCAGACTAGTTAATCAAAAACTATGTTTGGTGTATTTATTTATAAACACATTTAATTATGGCAACAGGAGACGAGTCAAAAAAACCGGGAGGTAAGGCGACTAAAGGATTAGAAGATGCTATTGGTTCTAATTTTAGTCCTAAAGCGATTGCGGAAGTAGTCGTAACACTTGACAATGCCGCGAGCCAAATGCTTAAACAGTTTGGTCAAGGTCAAGCTATGGCGGACATATTACGTATGAGTATGTCTGAGTCAGTTACTTCTGTTAGAAAATTAGGTGGAGATATTGCGGATGTTCTTAAAATTCAAAAAGAGGCTGCTGAGGAATTAGGTAGAAATGTTATTTTAACTGAAGAAACCACAAAAGATTTATATGCCACAGTGTCGGTAACTGGACAAAGTGTAAAACAAATTGTTAGTGGTATGGCTAATGCGGGTATTGGGGCTGGAAAAGCTGCGGGAGAAATGTTAAAAGTTGTTAATGTTGCGAGAGAATCCGGTGTTAACGCTCAAGCGGTTTCTTCTACTGTCTTGGATAATATGCAAGCCCTTAATAAATTTAATTTTGCTGGTGGTGTTGAAGGTTTAGCAAAAATGGCTGCACAGGCAACGGGATTAAGAATTAATATGAGTCAGACATTAGAGTTTGCGGATAGAATGTTTGACCCTGAAAAAGCTATTGAGTTGGCGGCGTCAATGCAAAGATTAGGTGTTTCTCAGAGTTCATTATTGGACCCATTAAAATTGATGGATTTAGCTCAAAATGACCCCGCTGAATTGCAAAATCAAATCGTTGAAATGAGTAAACAATTTGTTCAACTTGGTAAAGATGGGAGTTTTGAAATTATGCCGGGAGCTAAACGTCAATTAAGAGAAATCTCTAGTGCGATGGGTATTGGTTATGACCAACTTACCAAAATGGCGTTAGGTAGTGCGGATTTAGATAAGAAAATGAAAGAAATTTCATTCCCGAATGTACCTGAAGACCAAAAGAAAATGATTGCCAATATGGCGGAAATGGGTGCGGGTGGTGAATATAAGGTTAAATTTACTGACGCAGAAGGTAAACAACAAGAAAAGAATGTATCTGAATTAAATGAAAAGGATGTTGCCGCTCTTGAAAAAATGGCTAATACCGCTCCTCCAACAATGGAAGAGTTGGCAAAACAACAGTTGACAGCAACTGAGGCAGTTACTGCAGCAATTAATAGTTTAGGTGATAGAACCGGTTTAGGTTTGGCGGGTAGTAAAACCGGTGGGCAAATATTGACTACGGCTAGAAAAACTGGTGAAGCGTTAAGTAATATTCCAAGTGAAGGATTATCTTCAAAAAATATTGCTAAAGAAATTGATAAATTTTCGGACACTGTAATGGGCGCACTTCAACAATATGGTAATTCAGGAACAGGTGCCGGAAAATTAGCGGATGCTTTTCTTGATTTTGCAGGATTTGTTAAAACAGAATTAAAAGATTCTTTTTCAAATGTAGCAGAACAAGCTAATAAGTTAAGTACTGATATACCA